CAACCCTGCCACGCTGTCCACAATTTTGTACTACCCACCAGGCTATCTGCGTGCGTTTACTTACAACTTGGCCATGGAGTTTGCCCCTGAGTTTGGCGTTGAGCCAAGCCCACAAGTGCAGCGCATCGCCATGACTTCTAAGCGTGATTTGAAGCGCATCAACAACCCCGACGATGTGATGGCACTGCCTTACGCATTGGTGGCCAACCGCCAGCGTTTCAACATCTATGCCGGTAACTATTGATGAAAACGCCTATCCTTGGCTCGACCTACGTCACAAGGTCTGTTAATGCGGCAGACGCTCGCATGGTCAATCTCTTCCCTGAGATTGTCCCCGAGGCTGGTAAAGAGCCTGCGTTCCTGAACCGCGCCCCAGGTCTTAAATTACTCAACACGATTGGCAACGGCCCGATCCGTGGCTTGTGGGCGTTTTCGTCTAGCGACAGCACGGCCTTTGTGGTGTCTGGCACTCAGCTTTACAAGATCAACACCTCGTATGTGGCCACGCTGATTGGCACTGTTGCCGGTACTGGCCCTGTCAGTCTGGCTGACAACGGCACGCAGTTGTTCATTGCGGCCAACGGCCCCAGCTACATCTACAACAACACGACAAACGCCTTTGGCCAGATCACCGACCCAGACTTTCCAGGCGCTGTGACTGTCTGCTATCTGGACGGCTACTTTGTGTTTAACCAGCCCAACAGCCAGTTGCTGTGGGTGACACAGCTGCTAGACGGCACGTCCATCGACCCACTCGACTTTGCAAGCACTGAAGGCTCGCCTGACGGCTTGGTGGCCGTGGTGTCCAACTTCCGCGAAGTCTGGGCCTTTGGCACAAATTCAATTGAAGTCTGGTACGACTCTGGCGCGACTGACTTCCCCTTACAGCGCATCCAAGGCGCGTTCAATGAGTTGGGCTGCGCTGCCCCTTACTCGGTTGCCAAGATGGACAACGGCCTGTTCTGGCTTGGCCGCGACCGCCGTGGTCAGGGTATTGTCTACCGCGCCAATGGTTATTCGGGCGTGCGCATTTCCACACACGCTGTTGAATGGCAGATTCAGCAATACGCTGACTTGTCGGACGCTATTGCGTACACATATCAGCAAGACGGCCACAGTTTCTATGTACTGGTTTTCCCTAGTGCTAACACGACTTGGGTCTATGACGCCGCCACACAAGCCTGGCATGAGCGTGCGGGCTTTGTTGATGGCAACTTTACCCGTCACCGCAGTAACTGCCAGATGGCGTTCAACAACAAGGTTGTTGTCGGTGACTTTGACAACGGCAACATCTACGCTTTTGACCTAGACGACTTTAGCGACAACGGCAGCATCCAGAAGTGGTTGCGCTCATGGCGTGCGTTGCCGACTGGCCAGAACAACTTGCGCCGCACAACCCAGCACATGTTGCAGATGGATTGCGAGTCTGGCGTGGGCATTAACTTAGGCCAAGGCGAAGATCCTCAGATCATGCTTCGTTGGTCAGACGATGGTGGCCACACATGGTCAAACGAGCATTGGGCATCCATGGGCAAGATCGGCCAGTATTACAAACGTGTAATCTGGCGCCGGCTTGGCATGACCGTCAAACTGCGAGATCGTGTTTATGAAGCGTCTGGCACTGATCCTGTGAAGATTGCAATCATGGGCGCAGAACTTATTCTGAGTCCAACGAATGCCTAGCCCTAACGCTACGCCAACGCCGATCACGCCACCGCGAGTGCCGCTGATCGACCCTCGCACGGGTCTGATCGACCGCGCTTGGTATTTGTTCTTTCTGTCGCTTAACGACATTGCCACGGCGGTTATTGACGATTCTGGCCTGACGTTTAGTTCTGAGTCTCTGATCGCGTCCTACGATGCGGCTTTGCTGTCGGTCAACCAAGAACTGCAAACTTTGCCGCCGACAGTTACCTTGCCAGTTCCTGACGTATTGGGCGACTGCTGTTCGGCCTTAGAGTCCCAAGTGGCCGAAATGCAAAAGCAGATCGAGGCTTTGCAAGTTCAGCCGATTGTTGACACCGCAGCTATCACTGCCGCCATTAACGCTGCATCATCTGCGCCGGTCACCAAGACGGCTGACTTTACGGTAGCTGACAATGAGACTTGGCTTATCAATAACAAGTCAGGCTCGACATGCACGGTAACTCTGCCCACGGCAAGCGCATGGACTGGTAGGTATCTGACTTTTAAAAATATGCAGGCACAGACTTTAGTGTCAGCATCTAGTAATGTTGTGCCAATCGACAGTACGTCTGCGGGCACAGCAATCCTCTTGGCAGTTGTAGGAAATTGGGCGACAATGGTGTCTGACGGCACAAATTGGGTCATCATGCAACAAGCCGCTAATAACTGCCTCTTATTGGAGTAAACCATGACAGTCACCGTCAAAGTCCTCGTACCGGCAAAGTATGCCGAGAACTCGCAAACAACCCAGTACACCGCGACTGGCGTTACGGCCATTATCGACAAGTTCACCGCTACAAACATTAGCGGCTCTGCCGCCACAATCAGCGTCAACTTGGTCACATCCGCAGGCTCTGCGGGCAACACCAACTTGATCACCAAGACCAAGACCTTGCAAGCGTCTGAGGTCTACACGTTCCCAGAACTAGTTGGCCAAGTGCTTGGCATTGGCGACTTTATCAGTACAATCGCAGGCACAGCCAGTGCAATCAATATCCGAGTTTCTGGGCGTGAGGTGACCTGATGAGGATTGTCTACGGTAAAGGGTTTGAGATTGACAAGCCCACTTCGATGCTAGACAAGGTGCAAGCCTTGCAAGTCGAAGTGTCTAAGCTGCCTCAATACGAACCTGAGACAAAGCACTATTTCCACGGCGGTATGTATTGCCGTGAAGTGTTTCGTCATGCCGGAGTCTTGGTTGTGGGCGCAGTCCACAAAAAAGAACACTTCTATCTAATCGTGTCTGGTACGGTGGCGATCACCACAGACGATGGGGTGCAAGAGGTTACTGGGCCTCACTTGTTCTCAAGTAAACCAGGAACTAAACGTGCGGTGTATGCAGTTACTGATGCGCTGTGCATGACTTTCCACGCCATCGAGGCGAAAACTGTTGAGGAAGCCGAGGCCGAACTGGTTGAAGCAGAGCCTAATAGCATGTATAGTCTCGGTAATCAAGTTAAACATCAATCATTAGAGGTGCTGCCATGACATTTTGGGTCGCTGGAGCCGTAGTCGTAAGTTCGGCAATTGGAAGCAGCGCGGCCAAAGGCGCGGCTAAAACGCAATCTGCCGCAGCAGATCGCGCTGCTGAACTTCAAAACGAACAGTTTCAACAAACTCGACAGGACTATGCGCCCTATCGTGAAGCTGGTTATAACGCATTAGCCAATTTACAACGCACCGCTGGCAATGTGCCTGGCGCGTTTAAGTTTGGCGCAGGCGATTATCAAGCTGACCCAGGCTACGCATTCCGTTTGTCTGAAGGCCAGAAAGCACTTGACCGCCAAGCCGCTGCCCGTGGTGGCTTGATCTCTGGAGGCGCTTTAAAAGCAGCGCAACGCTATGGTCAAGAGATGGGTTCGCAAGAATTTCAAAACGCTTACAACCGCGCGTTTACTGGCTACGGCACAGAAGTAGCGCGTGAGAACCAGTTGTACAACCGTCAAGCCGCATTGGCTGGTATTGGTCAAACCGCTACTGGTCAAGTAGCGCAGGCTGGCCAAAACTATGCAAACACCGCTGGCAATCTAATTACTGGCGGCGCAGCTGCTCAAGCGGCTGGTCAAGTTGGTCAAGCCAACGCAATTACTGGCGGCTTGGGTACATATTTGAACTACAGTCAAGGCAACGCATTAACTAACGCATTACGCGGGGGCGGTTATGGCGGCAACTATGCTACCGTTAGCAACCCCTATTTCACCCCTATGGGTGGCGTTACACCATAAGGAACGACAATGGCTATTGACCCAAACATCGCTCTTGGCGTTAGAGGTATTGAAGTCGCCAATCCTTTGGCGCAGTACAGCCAAATTGCGCAAATTCAAAACGCGCAAAATCAAAATCAATTGGCACAGTTTCAACTTGGTTCGGCTCAACGCGCAGAGAAATCGCAGAACTTGTTAGCAGATGCGTATTCGCAAGCGACTGATCCAGAAACAGGCAAAATTGACTACAACAAATTGACTGGCCTTGTAGCGGCTGGCGGTGGTGGTGCGCAAATACCTGGCATTCAAAAATCACGCCTTGAGTTTGAAACCGCACAGACAGCGCAACAGAAAGCGCAAACTGATTTGTTGGACGCAAAGTTAAAACAATCGCGAGGGTTTCTTGACACGTTAGACCCTAACGATCCTACTGCCCCTGCACGCTATATTGCTTGGCATGAGGCTAATCACAAAGACCCAGTCATCGGCCCAGCGTTAGCCGCCCGAGGTGTTTCTGTTGACCAATCCCGTCAAAGCATTGAAACTGCAATTGCAAAAGGCCCATCGGCTTTTGCAGCCTTGCTAAACCAGTCTAAATTGGGCACTGAAAAGTTCATGGAATTGAACAAGCCTCAGTTGTCGACTAAAGACACTGGTGGCACAGTAGTCGACCGCACGTTTGAACCATTAACAGGCAAACTTACTACCCTCAGTACAACTAACAAAACAGCAACGCCTGGTGAGTTGTTGACCAACGCCCGCGCTAAAGAGAACATTGAAATTAGCCGGACAAAAATGCAGCGCGAAGCTGACCCAGTGTTCCAGCAAACAATGGCGGCTGCTAAAGCAACTGGCGAAGCAATTGCTAAAGGTGATGTGGCCGCTAAACAAGCGTTGCCCAAGATCATTAGTGATGCGCAGTTGGCGCTTGACGTTGTTGATCAGATGGTCGGCAAACAAGAAGTGCGCGACAAGAACGGCAAACTTATTCAAGCGGCTACCAAACCCCACCCAGGCTTTCAAGATGCTGTGGGCGCCACTTATTTGCCCGGCGCTCGCTTTGTGCCTGGTACAAATGCGGCCAGCTTCCAAGCCTTGCAAAACCAAGTTGAAGGTACTGCGTTCTTGTCAGCGTTTGAAGCCCTTAAAGGCGGCGGCGCTATCTCTGAGAAAGAGGGCGAGAAAGCCACTGCTGCTCGTATGCGCATGACTTTGGCTCAGAACGAACAAGAGTACATCAAAGCCGCCCGCGAGTTCCAAGATATTGTTCGCACAGGCGTGCAAAATGCACAACGTAAAGCTGGCGGTGCTGCTGCGGCTGGCGGCGCAGGTGGCGTAGACACTAGCAATCCTTTGTTGAAGTAAGGAGCCAAAATGGCAGATTTAGCCGCAGTCCTTACCGACCCAAATTTTGTCAACGCCAACCCTGCTACTAAGCAGGCAATCTTTGACAAATGGGCGCCTCAAGACCCTAACTTTGCAAATGCTAATCCTGCTACTCAGCAGGCTATCATGCAAAAGTTTGGGTTAGGCGCGCCAGCATTACCTACGGCTTTACAGCCTTCAATGCGCGCCGACACAGGCATGCCCGTTGAGCGCAAACCGCCTACAACATACGAACGTGTCCGTGAGTTTGTCACCCCTACTGTTGAGATGTTGGGCGCAGCAGGCGGCGGTTTGTTGGGCGCTGGCGCGGGTACTTTGGTTGCGCCTGGCGTTGGTACAGCAACCGGCGCAGTAGGTGGTGCAGGTCTTGGCTATGGCATGGCCAAAGAAGCGCTTAACTTAGCCGACA